AAGACGGCTGGCATCCCGGTCGGTGCGTACTGGTACTCCTATGCCATGAGCGAGGATGAGGCACGGCTGGAGGCGGATGTGTTCCTGTCTGTTATCAAAGAAAAGCAGTTCGAGTTCCCTGTCTACTACGATGTGGATGAGAAGAAGCAGTTTGACCTCGGCAAGGAGAAAGTGTCGGCGATCATGCGGGCGTTTCTTGAAAGAGTGGAGGCAGCAGGCTATTTCGTTGGTCTGTACGGCTCAGCTTCTTCGCTCACCACGCACACTGCCGATGACATCAAGAGCCGCTACACGATCTGGCTGGCGCACTGGGTGAACCAGACCAGCTACGGCGGCGCTTACAGCATCTGGCAGCATTCCGAAAAGGGACATGTAGACGGTATCTCTGGCAACGTCGATCTGGACATCGGCTACAAGGATTTCCCGACGATCATCAAAGGCAAGGGGCTGAACGGCTACGGCGCAGAGCCGGTGCTGCCGAATCCGCCTGCTCCTGCGGCGGAGGACGGCATCACGGTCGAGGTCACGGTTGACGGGAAGAAGTACAGCGGTAAACTGAATAAGGCATGATACAGAGCGCCTGTCGGGAAAATTTCTCGGCAGGCGCTTTTTTGGTACTCAAAACACAGAGAACTGTCCTATTGGTAGTGAAGGGTTGACTTTTCCGGCTATCAGTAGGAGGTGTCGATATGGAAAAGAAACTATTTAATGCAGAGCTTCGTTTTTATGTTGTCATCCAGCTTGCGAAAAGAATGCTGGAGGACGGCAAAATCACGGGTAAAGAGTACGCCATGATCGAGCGCAAAATGCGCCAGAAGTACGCTCCGTTTCTGACAAATGCGACCAAATAATCCACAGCATCTTTGGTGCATTTATTATTGGAAAATGGCTTGATAAAAGGGAAAAGTAGAGTTAATATGATGTCCGAGGTGATACAATGACAGAGGCTAACAAGGCGAAAATCATCATGATGAAGAACAAGGGAATGCGTCCTGTGGATATTGAACGGGAAACCGGCATACCACGGGAGACGGTCAAGACATTCTGTAAGCGACACTATGCTCCCATTGTTCTTCCGGAGGCGCAGGATAACATCTGTGTTGCCTGCGGTAAGCACTTTGAATATGGGAAGCGGAGAACAAAGTATTGCTCTGCGGAGTGCCGCCAGAAGTGGTGGAACACGCACAGCAATATGGTCAAGAAAAAAGCCTTCTACTTCCAGACCTGTCAGTTCTGTGGAGTCGAGTTTGCCGCCTACGGTAATCGGCACAGAAAGTATTGCTCTCATGAATGCTACATTCAAGACCGATTCAGAAACGGAGGTAAACATGGCAAAACAAGTAAGAAAGCTGAACCAGAAGCCCAAACCGCAGACGAGTAAGCTGCGGGTAGCCGCCTATGTTCGTGTTTCGATGCAAAGCGAAGATCTGCTGCGCTCCTACGCACGACAGGTAGACTACTACACGAAGCTCATAGGCAACAATCCCGAATGGGAGCTTGCAGGCATCTTTTCAGACCGGGGCATCACGGGAACGAGTGCTGAAAAGCGTGACGGCTTTTTGAAGATGCTCGCCGAATGCGAAAAGGGCAACATCAACATCATCCTCACAAAGTCGATCAGCCGCTTTTCACGAAATACGCTCGACTTGCTCAACACGATACGCCACCTCAAAGAGCTGGGCATCGAGGTCAGGTTTGAAAAGGAGAACATCAACTCCCTGTCGGGAGACGGTGAACTGATGCTGACGATCCTTGCCAGCTTTGCGCAGGAGGAAAGCAGGAGCATTTCAGAGAATGTGAAGTGGGGCATCCGGAAACGCAACCAGAAAGGCATGAACGCCAGCGGAATGCGCAGACTCTACGGCTACGAGCCAGTTGACGGAGAGTATCGTATCGTCGAGGATGAGGCGGTGATCGTCAGGCGGATATTCGCAATGTTCAATGATGGAATGGAAGTGTCAGAAATTTGCGGCGCTCTGAATGCCGAGGGGCTGAAAACGCACACGGGGCGGGAGTTCCTGCCTGTGAATGTTTCTTATCTGCTCAAAAACGAAATGTATATCGGAGACCGCCTGACAAACAAGTTCTATGTGGAAAGCAACCTGACGCATAAGATTGTCCGCAATCACGGTGAGGTCGAGCAGTTCTACATTGAGGGCGACCATATGCCGATCATTGAACGTGAAGATTTTGAACGAGCGCAGCAGCGGGTTGCTGAGAAGAAGCGCCAAGAGATCATCAGCCGACCTTATCACGGTATCATTGTATGCGGCTACTGCGGAAGCGCAATGTTCATCAAGCGCTATCCCAAAATGGCGTACTATGTCTGCAAAAAGCGGAAGGAGGAGCGTGACTGCATCTGCAAGAGGCAGCGGGAAGATACGCTGAATGAGGCGGTGCTTAATGCCTTGGAGACGACAGAGTTTGATCCCTTTGTGATCGTTGACCGCATCGCCAAAATTCAGATTTTCAATGACAAGATCATCATCGAATTGAAAGACGGGAGGAAAAGTGAATGGCGAAAACAGTAAGCTCCATTCCGGCAACGGTCAATCCGCACCCTCATGTCGCACCGGAGAAGAAAAGACGTGTTGCTGGATACGCTCGTGTTTCCACAGATCTGGAAGAACAGCAGACCAGCTATCAGGCGCAGGTGAACTACTACACGAGCTACATCAAGAGCCGTGAGGACTGGATCTTCGTTGAGGTGTACACCGATGAAGGCATCTCGGCTTTGAACACGAGAAGACGTGAGGGCTTCAATCGCATGGTGGCGGATGCACTTGCGGGTAAGATCGACCTCATCATCACAAAGAGCGTCAGCCGTTTCGCACGAAACACGGTCGATAGCCTGACCACCATCAGACAGCTCAAGGAAAAGGGCGTGGAGGTGTACTTTGAAAAGGAGAACATCTGGACGTTCGATTCAAAGGGCGAGGTTCTTCTGACGATCATGTCGAGCCTTGCGCAGGAGGAAAGCCGATCCATTTCGGAGAACTGCACATGGGGACAGCGAAAGCGAATGGCGGACGGAAAAGTTACGGTCGCCTACACCCATTTCCTCGGCTACGACAGAGGCGAGAACGGAGAGCTGGTGGTCAACGAGGAACAGGCGGAGATCGTCCGGCTGATTTACCGGCTGTTCCTTGAGGGAAAAAGCACCTACCGCATCGCCCAGATCTTGACGGAGAGCGAGTACAAGACGATGTACGGCAAGGACAAATGGCAGAAGTCTACCGTTATCAACGTCCTGCGGAACGAAAAATACAAGGGCGATGCACTCTTGCAGAAAACCTACACTGCGGATTTTCTGACCAAGCGCCACAAGAAGAACAACGGCGAAGTCCAGCAGTACTATGTGTCCGAGAACCATGAAGCGATCATCCCGCCTGAAATCTGGGACTTAGTGCAGGAAGAATTTGTCCGGCGCAGCAATAACAAAAAGGGCTGCGGGTGCTTTTCCAACATGGTGCGCTGCGGAGTTTGCGGCGAGTTTTATGTCAAGAAGGTGTGGCACAGCACGGACAAGTACAAGCGTATCGTGTGGCAGTGCAAGACCAAATCAAAATGCAGAACCCCGCACGTTTCCGAGGACGACATTCGCCAAGCCTTCATCAAGGCGTTCAATTCGCTGCTTGAAAAGCGGAGCGAGATGCTGGCGGCATACGAGGAGATCAAGGCACTTCTTTTCAACGAGGAAGAGTGGGCGACCAAAACCCAGCAGGCGTATGATGTGTTCAGAGAGAAAGCTGCCGCCTTGCAGGACTTTTGTGATACCCCGACAGCAGAGGACTTTGACAGCACATACGAGCGCCTGAACAAAGAAGTTACCGAAGCACAGGCAGAGTACAAACGTGTTGTAGCGGAATGCTCCGCAGCGAGATACCGCTACCACGAAACAAACTACTTTTACAATAAGCTGCGTAAGCAGCCGGGGCTGCTCACAGAGTTTGATGAGCTTCTCTGGAATGCACTTGTGGATTATGTGAGAGTGGATTCAAAGGATAACATCATCGTCGTTTTCAAAGACGGAACAGAGGTATAAAACCAACACAGCCCTCGGCAAAATGGAGTGAACTTGCTCCATTTTCCGAGGGCTTTTCTTTTGTATGTGAACCTACAATTTGCAGTTTTTTTACACTTTGAACTCATTTGTAATTGTAGCCCTCGTGGTCGAGTGCTTTGCCTTTTCTGTCCGATGGGCGGCGGAGCAAGTGATTACTTCCGCCGTTGTTCCTATGAGCAGGAAATCGACAGATATATCGGCTATATTAAGGATTCATATAATTCAAACGATCCGAAGCAAGTTGAATCCTACATATCAAACGGCGGATGGAGCGCACGAAAGAACGGGCGTGATCTCCGAGACAATAAGTTCCGATGCGTTGAAAGCACGACGAAGCATATCCTGACGATTACTGTTACAGATCCTTCTACTGACTGGAAAGAATGGATCAAAACGCTTGGAATGCTATCTGTAAATGATGACGATTACTCTGTCCGCTTTGAAGGAGATTCCATCCATTTCAAAGTGAAAGAGACGAAAAATGGGTATATCGTATCTATTCCTGACTCGATCGTCATTGAAAAGCCGAAGTTTTCTAAACTGTTCAAGCAAGTTTTCCGGAAATCTGCATACTGCACAGCATGTCAGGTTTGTGAAACAAACTGTCGTAACGGCTGTATCAAGTTCGTAGACGGCAAACTTTCGATTACAGATTGTGTTCACTGTTATCAATGCCACATGATTGACAGCGGATGTCTGCTGTTCCATTCGCTGCGTCATCCACAAGGAGGAGGAAGAGCCATGAAGAGCCTTAATTCATTTGCCGACCATGCCCCAAAGCGTGATTGGTTAGTATCGTTTTTTGATCTGAAAGAAGATTTCTTCACGGAGCATACGCTTGGTCCGATGATGTATGATATGTTCAGACGCTTCTTGAGAGATGCAGGTCTGAACGAGAAAAACCATTTTACCGACTTTGCGGAAC